GTGTCAGCTTCAACACCCGCCGCTCGCCATCGATCATCAGGGACACCTCGCCCGCCCATGGATTGGCCATGACTCAGAGCGCCGTAAAGCTCAGCGCCCCGGCGCTGGCCATCGACATCTCATAGGTGGCCTCGCCATTATGGCTGCCGGCATATTCGATCGAGGTCACCTGAAACGGCCCCTCGACAATGCCGAAATTGGGGATGATCACCTGAAATTCGGGCGTCTCGCCGTCAAAGAACAGCTGCCGCGCCCGCTCATCGGTATTGGCATCCTTGAACACACCAGACCCAGAGATTGCTGCAGACTTCACCCCCGCACCTGACAGCAGCTCACGCCAACCGCCTTGGCTTTCTAGGCTGGTCACATCCACACTTTCGGCGTTGAAACTGACCCGCGTGGCCCGCAACCCCGCAATGGTCTCGAACAAACC